CTTTAGCTAGAAAGATAAGGAAACGTAGAATAAATAATGGATCCATAGAAATGGGTGGAATCGAAGTTAAATTCAAATTAGATGATGATGATAAGAAACCAATCGGTATTTATTTTAAAGAGCAAAAAGAAGCTAATAAACTAATAGAGGAGTATATGTTATTAGCTAATAAAGCAGTAGCTAATAAATTAGCAAAAGATCAATGGTGTAATATATATAGAGTACATGATAACCCAAATGGTGATAAATTAGCTGGACTTGTTGATGTTTGTAATAACTTTGGTTATAAATTACAAATATCAGATGATGGTGATACTTTAAAGAAAAATTTAAACCACTTATTAAAAGAAATAAAGGGTACGTCCGAGGAAAATATGATAGAAACTCTAGTTACTAGATGTATGTCAAAAGCAGTTTATACAACTGCTAATATTGGACATTATGGATTAGGATTTACTCACTATTCACACTTTACATCACCAATTCGTAGATATCCGGACTTAATAACACATAGAATTCTATTTGATAGATTGTGTAATAAACCACAGAGAAATCCAACTAAAATAGAAGAAGATGCTAAATGGTGCTCAAGTAGAGAATTGGTTGCTTCTAGAGCACAAAGAGATTCTATAAAATATAAACAAGCTGAATATCTACTAGATAAAGTTGGTCAAGTTTTTGATGGAGTTATATCAGGTGTATTAAATAGAGGATTGTATGTTGAATTAATTGAAAGTAAATGTGAGGGTTTGATTAGTATTGACTCATTATTTGGTAAGTGGTTGGTTAATCAGGATGAGTATTATGCAAAAAGTGAGATGGGTGAATTATTGAGATTGGGTGATTTGATACGAGTTATAGTTAAATCAGTTGATCTTGAAAAGAAACAAATAAACTTTAGTAAGTTCTGATGAAGATGTCATGTGATAATCACTACCATTATAATTTCAATTTAGTAGATCCTATAAAAATTGAATGTTATGAACCTCTCTCAAAATATACGGAATACATTTCACTAAAAAGAGAGATGAGGTTAAATAACTTATTTGGTGATAATAAGTTTAAATATGAATTATCGGATATTAATATATTTGGATCAGTTGGTTTAAGAAATATTAATAAAATTAATGGAACACCCGTTAATACATCTTTTATTATAAAATCAATTACTTTTATAATAAAGGACTATTATGTCTTGGATTTGACAATAACTTGGAGATCACTCACAACTTACCAAGGAAGAGTTATTAAAAATCTAATAAATAGTGGTATGCCAATTAATATATCACAGAGTTTTGTAGATGGGAAATTTGTAGGATTTTATATAGATGATAAAAATTTATAATTAATTTTTAAAATAAGAACCCCACTCAAAAAGTATTGAGTGGGTTTCTTATTTTAATATTATTTTTAGAATTCAAACTCAGATCCTGTATCAGCTCCAGGTTCTTGAGCACCACCCTGATCATCAGGAGTACCTCCTTGAGCACCACCCATATCACCACCTTGTGATTCACCACCTTCTCCCATATCACCACCTTCTTCACCGGATACACCACTACCCATAGAACTTGGATCCTTAGCCCAATATCTAGCATTCTCAGCCTTATCCTCTGGTGATAGTTTAAATATATGATCCATTATATACTCAATATGAAAATATGGTTTTTCACCATCCATAACACCTAATAAAGTACCAACTATACCTGATTTCTTTTCCAAGTTATTTAACTTCTTCCACTCTTCAAATACTTGATTACTATAAAATATAATATCCATTTGATTTAAGAAACTATCATCTTCCATATACTCTGGAAATTCAATTAACATTTGTAATTTCAAAGGTTTAACAAACAACTCTTTAAAATTAGCTCTCAATCTACCTATAAAGTTATGAAATTTAATCTCATCTCTTGTCATCTCACCTGCTTCAGTAACTAAGTTACCTCCTCCACTATCACCATCAAATCTATTTAATGGAATCTTAGAAGATCTTTTTAATGCTTGATGAAACCACTTTAACATAGTTTCCTCATTTAGATCATGTCCTTGTGGTGATTTTAATTCCATAGATGGAGATCCAGCATCACCCTCTGGAAACCATATTTGTTTATTATATGGTAAATTTTTAGATCCATTTATACTAAGAGTACCTAATGAGTCATCCCACTCAACCTCCTCAGAGTAATCATGAATTAATTGACCAATTTGTTCCTCAGCTCTTTGTCTAGATAATCCCTTTATAGGAATTTTAAATTCTTGATAAATTGTAGCATTAATAACATTAAACATTATTCTAGTTTGTTCTAGAATTTTTAACTGGTTATAAGGTTTTATCAAACCTTCAACATATGAAGTCTCAGATCCAAAATCATTTTGTGTTGAATATGAAATGAATACTATCTGAGAATCTAAGAATATTCTTCTAAGTTGAGGATCTTCTGGAAATTGAATCCAAAGATGTCCAATATTAGGCTCATAAGCAGGAACTAGTGTTTCAGGGCTAAGTCTATTGAATGAGATTATATTCTTCTTTTTATCATCATAGACAATTTCAACAGCAATGTTACCATCAATTAGAAAATCTCTCATCATATTCCAAGCTGTTATACTATCAGAGAAACCATATCTATTATATATTCTCTCAAAATATTCTTGATATCTATCAATAACTTCAACTGGATATTCATTTGAAAGTGGTCTAGGTGAGCAGAAATCCCTATCATCGTTATAAACTACACATTCATCTGCAACATTACTAATAAAGTCTCTTATCTCATCCTTAATTGAATACTCTCTTAATATTCTTCTTTTATCAACATAAGCTTTATCTAAATAAGGTATAGATTTTCTATTTAGAACTGAAGCAACTGCTCTTTGTGAAAAGAAGTCATACATGGAATTTCCCTTAGAAGCATAAGGATCTTCATTTATACCAATACCAACTTGGTTACGGATTATCATATCATCATAGTTCATACCATGTGTTGATAAACTTCTAAGAATCCTACTAAATAATCCTTTATTCTCTACTGCTGAGTTTTGAACACCAAAGTCTGATGATGAGTTTTGGTTATTAAGATGGTTATATGATGCCATTAAAATTAATATTTTAGGATATATATAAAAATTATACCCTTCCAAAAAAATTAATTTCAATAATTTAATATATTCACTAATTAATAATTAGTGAATATATTAGTGAATATTTTAATTATATGTAAAATGTTCTATTAACCAATTTTAGATCCTCTGTTTTTAATGAAACCTCATTTAGAAGTGAAATCAGATCATTTTGATACTTTGATATTTTTATAATCAACTTTTGAAAATCATTTACTGATCTTCTATTAGAAAACAGGTTACCATCAGTCCAAGATAGTGAACCACATTTACTAACTTTTAGATTCAATCGGTGTGTATTATCACCAGATTTAAAAACCATTAATAGTGTATTTGATTTACTTTCCTTTATAACTCTTGAATAATCATATTTAGCATTTTTAAACTCTCTAGATCCAACTAAAATATCAAAACTTAATTTTTCAATTCCTTTCTTTTCTAAATTGATAGCATGTTCAGCAAAGTCTTTTGACAATTTAAGTTGTTTGTAAGATGATGCTAACTCAGAAGCAGAGATGTAAGTTTTATAATTCATAATTTTAATTATTTAAAGATTTATACATACAAATATATGTATAATAATCTATTTACTGAGTCTTTTAATATGATTTTTTAAAATATCATATTTACCACTTATTTCATTTCTACTATCAAAAAAATCACTAAGGGTAGCCTTCTTCATTTCATTATCTCTCTTAATCTGATCTTTTATTTTGGAATTATTAATCTCATACAACTTCTTAGGGTCATATTTAACTAAGGTATGTTGTGAATATAAAAATTTAGGTAACATTGACATATGTATCTTATGTAAGGATAGAACTTTAGAAAAGTCCCACTCCATAAGAGCATATTCATATCCATATTTAAACAATTCATTATAAACCGACTCATAATCAACTTTCATTGGAATATTCTTATCAAAATTAGACTCTTTTAAAAATGGATCAAATATCATAACTCGTATCTCTAATGGGATAAAATTTAGATTTATTGCATAGAATATAACCATAACACCATTTAAACCACTTACCTTAGATACAACATCACTACCTTTACTTACTAATAATATCGGAGCCAAATTCATCCAATTATTTTTCTCAACAGTATTATACCTCATAAATAAAAATGATCCAGAACCATTAACAAAATCAGATATACCACCACCTTGTTTATAAACTAACTTAACCATATCATCACTCTTATTATACATGTCAGTTAATAATATAGAATTGTTCTTAAATGAATCTACTTCACCACCATACACCAATAAATTTAATTTAACTAATTCCGAAAGATGTCCCATGTAAAGATTTTTCTTTTATATATAAATTTAAACAAATTATAAAAGTTTTAAATTTTAATATATATGATATAATATTTAAAAAATGATAAACTATGATAAATTCAAAACCGAATAATAAAAAATACCATGGTGGTAACTTTATACCAGAAAATAAAGATAAGGTGTTAAAACTAAATACAGAAGGTGGAATTTACTACAGAAGTTCATGGGAGAAAAAAATAATGTATTGGTTGGATAGAAAACCGGAAATATTACAATGGGGAGCTGAATGTTTAGAAATACCATATCAAATGACACACTTTGAAGGTGGTGACGCTAAAATAAAAAAACATAGATACTATCCAGATTTCTTTTATAGACTCAGAGGAGTTGACGGAGTGTTAAAAGAAGTGGTTGTTGAGGTTAAACCAATGAAAGAATATGAAATGGTTGTTAGTTTATCCAATGGGAAAATGGTTGTACCCGA